CCCCACCCTTCCCCAACCGCCCGCCCCGCTCGGCCAGGTCGACGCCGCCGCCCTGCGAACCGCGCTCGCCCAGGTCACCCCCGCCGCCAGCCTCGAAGAAGCCCTCATCATGCTGACCGGCGTCCGCATCGACATCGACGAGCACGGCATGGAGATGGCCGCCACCGACCGGTATCGGATCGCCGCCCGCCGCATCGACTGGCAGCCCACCACCGAGAGCCCGGCCGTCGGCGTGGTGGTGCCCGCCAAGACGCTGCGCGACGTCGGCAAACACCTGCACGACGGCGTCGTCGACATCGGCGCCAACGAAGCGTTGTTCTCCCTCGCGACCGGCGGACGCCAGATGGTGACCCGCCTGCTCGACACCGAGTTCGTCAACTACCGCAAAGCCTTCACCAGCGTCAACCTGCCGGTCGTCGCCCGCGTCGACACCGCCCCGCTCATCGCGGCGATCAAACGGATCACGCTGGTCGCCGACCCCAAGATGCCGGTCAGGCTCGCCTTCGCCGGCGAGCAGGTGGAGGTGTCGGCGGGAGGCGGCGACCTCGGGCGCGGCAACGAGGCGGTGCCGTGCCAGCTCGACGGCGCCGACGAGGTGGCAATCAGCTTTCAGCCGCAGTTCATCCTCGACGGCCTGGCCGGCGTCCCCGGCGACGTGGCCACCATCGCCATGCTGCAGCCGCACAAGCCCGCCCTCGTCACCGGCGACGACCTGTCCTACCGCTACCTGGCCATGTCGCTGAGGCAAGCATGAGCGCCGCCACCTACGCCGATTTCCTCGAGCGGCGCACTCAGCTCGGCGGCGACCACGGATTCGACCCCACCGAGCTGCCCGACTTCCTGTTCGGCTTCCAGCACGACCTCGTGCAGTGGGCCACCCGCAAGGGCCGCGCCGCCATCTTCGCCGACTGCGGGCTCGGCAAGACCCCGATGGAGCTCGTGTGGGCTGAGCTCGTGCACCGGCACACCGGCCGGCCCGTCCTCATCGCTACGCCTCTCGCCGTCGCCTACCAGACCGAGCTCGAGGCCGCCAAGTTCGGCATCGACGCCGCCATCTCGCGCGACGGACGGTCGGCCGCACCCATCACCATCACCAACTACGACCGACTGCACCTCTTCGACCGACACGACTACGGCGGCGTCGTCTGCGACGAATCCTCCGCCATCAAGGCGTTCGACGGTGCCCGGCGGGCCCTGGTCACCGACTTCATGCGCAAGATGCCGCACCGGCTCCTAGCCACCGCCACCGCCGCGCCCAACGACTACATCGAACTCGGCACCTCGAGCGAGGCGCTCGGCGAGCTCGGCTACATGGACATGCTCGGCCGGTTCTTCGTCAACCAGCAGCGCAACGGCGCCACCGGCCGCGGCTACCTCGGCGAGGCCGCGAAGTGGCGGTTCAAGGGCCACGCCGAACAGCCGTTCTGGCAGTGGGTCGCCTCGTGGGCCCGCGCCATGCGCCGCCCGTCCGACTACGGGTTCTCCGATGACGGCTTCGCCCTGCCCGAACTGGTGCAGCGCGAGCACGTCGTCAAGGCCTCCCGGCCGCCCGAGGACGCCCTCTTCGACGTGCCCGCCGTCAGTCTCCAAGAGGAGCGGGAGGAAGCCCGCCGCACCCTCACCGAACGGTGCGAGGCCGCCGCCAAGCTGCTTGACGGGCCCGGCCACGGCATCGCCTGGTGCCAGCTGAACGACGAAGGCGACCTCCTCACCAAGCTGATCGACGGCGCCGTCCAGGTGAAGGGCAGCGACCCCGTCGACGCCAAAGAGTCGACGCTGGCCGCGTTCTCGCGCGGCGACATCCGGGTGCTCGTGACCAAGCCGTCCATCGCCGGGTGGGGGCTGAACTGGCAGCACTGCCACCGCATGACGTTCTTCCCCAGCCACAGCTACGAGCAGTGGTACCAGGCTGTCCGCCGCTGCTGGCGGTTCGGCCAAACCCGGCCGGTGACCGTCGACATCGTCACCACCGAAGGCGGCGCCCGCGCCCTCGCCAACCTGCAACGCAAGGCCCGCGCCGCGGACGCCATGTTCGACGCCCTCGTCGCCCACATGCGCAATGCCGCCGCAATCCGCCGCACCACCGACTACCCGACACCCGTGGAGGTGCCCGCATGGGCGTGCTAGAGCAGCAGGTCAACGACCGCTGGGCGCTCTACCTCGGCGACTGCCTCGAAGTCATGCCGACCTACCCCGACGCCAGCATCCACCTGTCCATCTACAGCCCGCCGTTCGCCGGCCTCTACCAGTACTCGAGCAACGAGCGCGACCTGTCCAACAGCCGCTCCTACTCCGAGTTCCTCGAGCACTACGGATACGTCGTCGCCGAGATCGCCCGCCTCACCATGCCGGGCCGCATCACCGCCGTCCACTGCATGGACATCCCCAAGTCCAACAGCGGCCGAGGCGATGCGCTGCTCGACTTCCCCGGCGACATCATCCGCCTCCACGAGCAGCACGGCTTCGGCTACGCCGGCCGGTACTCGGTGTGGAAAGAGCCGCTCACCGTCCGGAACCGCACCCTGATGAAGTCGCTCGCGCACCGCACCATCGTCGATGACTCCTCCCGGTGCGGAGTCGCCTCCGCCGACTACCTGCTCATCTTCCGCCGCCACGGCGACAACCCGGTGCCGATCGCCCACCCGACCGGGCTGACCGAGTACGCCGGCGAGCGCCAGCCGCCCGCGGAGCTGCTGCGCTACTGCGGCTGGGACGGTAAGCAGACCGAGAACCGGTACTCGCACTGGATCTGGCGGCAGTACGCGTCCGCGTTCTGGGACGACGTCCGCCTCGACCGGGTTCTGCCCTACCGCGAGGCCCGCGATCAGGAGGACGAGAAGCACGTCCACCCCCTCCAGCTCGACGTCATCGACCGCGCGCTGGTGCTGTGGTCCAACCCCCGCGAGCGTGTCCTCACCCCCTTCGCCGGCGTCGGCTCCGAGGTGTACTCCGCCGTCCGAGCGGGCCGGTACGGCATCGGCGCCGAGCTGAAGCCCAGCTACTACCGGCAGGCGGTCAAGAACCTGGAGGCCGCCGACGCCGATGCCGAGCAGGAGAAGCCTCCCGCCCTGTTCGACGCGGATGAGTTCGCGTCATGAGCACCCGGCCCATCACCCTCGACGAAATCCTCAAGAAGGGCCTCACCTACCGCCAGCTCGACCACTGGACGCGGCGCGGCTGGCTCCGGCCCCAACACGACGGCGGCACCGGCAACGCCCCCGTGTGCCTGCGCACCGCCCGTGACGGCCAGCCCGTCCACCCCCTGTACCAGCGGGGCGACCTGACGCCGTCCTCTTGGCATCCGCCGCACCGAATACCCGCCCCGCCCCGCGCCAGAACCCACGACTAGACCCCAGGAGCACGACGTGGCATGGGCCCGCATCGACGACGCATTCGACGACCACCCGAAGGTGCTCGCCCTCCTCGACATGGACAACGCCGCCGCCGCCATCGGCCTGTGGACGCTGTGCCTCACCTACGCCCACCGCAACACCCGCCGGGCCGGCAAGACCCCCGGGCTGATCCCGTCGACGCTCCCGCGCCGGTTCTTCGGCCCGGAAGGCAAGTCGATGGCCGCGCTGCTCGTGGAGGTGGGGCTGTGGGAGGAGGTCGACGACGGATGGATGATCCACGACTTCGCCGAATACCTGCCCGGCAAGGAGGTGAGCGCCGCCCGGTCGGCCGCCGGCAAGAAAGGCGCTGCCAAACGATGGGGTGACAAGAAGCCACCGCCCGATGGCAACCGCATGGCAACGCCAAAGCAAGACGATGGCACCGCCATGGCAAGCGTGAAGCAAACCGATGGCACTTTGCCATCCGACGATGGCACCGAGATAGCAAATAGCCATGAACCCATAGCAAACGATGGCTCGCGCGCGGGCGCGCACCGGGAGTGGGTTGATGTACGTACTACGGTGCTCTATCCCGTACCCAGTCCCGATGCCATTCCGCCTTCGGCGGGCGCTGCCGCGCCGGAGCGCGAGACGCGGGCCGAGGACACGACAGCCAACGCTGGCGATGTCGTCGCCGCCTGGATCGAAGGCGTCCAAGCCGGCGGCGGCGAACGGCCCGCCAACCGGCTCATCGGCCAGGTCGGCAGGCAGGCCCGCGAACTCATCGAAGAGGGCAAAGACCCTGGCCGGCTAATCGAAGCCGCAGGTGCCGCAGGCCGCAAAGGCTTCGCCGACCTGGGGCGTGAGCTCCTGCGCATGAACACCAGCCCGGATCTCGGCGCCGGCCGGTTCGCGCCCGGCTCCGGGTCCCGGGCGTCTCTCCCCACCGCCGACGACATCGCGAACGGGCAGGTCAACCTATGAGCAACTCCGAACACCACGACGACCCGCTGACGCAGTGGAAGGCAGAGCAGATCCGCGACCGCCTCGCCAAACTGCGCGCCAAGCGGCCGCCCGCCTACGACGTGCCGGGCCAGCTTCACCCCGACATCGCCGCATGGGCCGACCGGGTCGCCGCCGGCCAATACGGGAACCTCGTCATGGTCGGCAACACCGGGGTCGGCAAGTCCTGGTCGCTGTGGACGCTCGCCGAACGGATGGTCGCCGCCGGATACCGGGCAGGCATCGAGATCGTGACCGCGCACCGGCTGCGCCGCCTGATCGTGCCGCCCGTCGACTACGCCGAGCTCAACCGGCTGTCGGCTGTCGGACTGCTCGCCATCGACGACGTCGGCGCCGTACGGATCTCCGACTGGGACTCCGACCACATGGGGTCGATGCTCGACCCGCGGTCGGAGGAGCTGCGGCCGACCGTCCTCACCAGCAACCACCTCGAACTTCGGCCCATGCTCGGCGAGCGGGTCGCGTCACGAATGTCCGCCTGCCGCACCATCGTGCAGATGGCTGGCGCCGACCGCCGGAGGATCGCATGAGCGACCAAGACGAATTCGCGCCGGGAACCTGGGAGCCGACACCTGGCATCGTCGCCGCCGAAATGGCAGTGGCGGGCGCGGCCATGCAGTGGCGGACCGCAGTCGAAGAGGCCGCCGAACTGGTCAAGGCCGAGGACTTCTTCAGCCCGGCCGGTCAGGTGTACGCCGCGGCGCTGAGTCTCGCCGACGACGGCAAGCCGGTCGACCCGGCCGCCGTGCTCGACGTGCTCGCCGCGGGTGGCGTCCTGGAGCGTGTGGGCGGCGGGTCGTACCTGCACACGCTGATGCAGCACGGCGCCGTCCCAGCCGCGGTCGCTTACCACGCCCGCCGGGTGGCGGCCGACGCGCGTCGCCGTCGCCTCAACCTGGCAACCCGCCGCGCCCAGCAGATCACCGAGAGCGCCGCGTGGGATGACGACGCCGACGCCGACCTCATCCGGAAGCTGATCGACGAGGCGGCGGTACGGCCGGGCGACCGGATCGACTACGACGTGTCCTCCGAGATGGTGGCGCTGCTCGACGACCTGGAGAACCCGCCGCCCGCCCCGGCCGGAGTGGTGCCGCCCTACAAGGACCTGGCGCACCTGCTGACCGCGCACCAGCCGGGCCAGCTCATCGTGGTGGGTGCCCGGCCGTCCGTGGGCAAGAGCACGTTCGCGGTCGACGTGGTGCGCAAGGCAGCGATCCGGGACGGCCACCTGGCGGTGCTGTTCACCTTGGAAATGACACGCCGCGAGGTGCTGCAGCGGATGACGTCGGCCGAATCGGGGGTGAGCCTGCACGCGATCCGCGCCTACAAGGTGGACGAGCCGGACCTGGTGCGGATGGTGGATGCCGGGGCGCGCATCTCGGGCGCATCCCTGATCGTCGATGACCGGTCGGCCTGCAGTTTGGAGCATGTCCGGGCGACGCTGCGCAGCCTGTCGAGGTCGGGGCCGATCGGCATCGTGGTGATCGACTACCTGCAGTTGATGACGCCGCCGAAGGCTCAGAACCGTGAGCAGGAGGTGGCGATGCTGACTCGCGGCTTGAAGCTGCTGGCGGGCGAGTTCAGCGTCCCGATCATGCTGTTGTCGCAGTTGAACCGAGAGGCGGAGAAGCGCCAGGACAAGAGGCCGCAGCCGTCGGATCTGCGCGAGTCGGGCGCGGTGGAGCAGGACGCCGACGTGATCATCCTGCTGCATCGGGAGGACGCGCACGATCGGGAGTCGCCCCGCGCGGGGGAGGCGGAGTTGATCGTGGCGAAGCACCGGAACGGGCCAACGGCGACGATCACGGTGGCGCACCAGCTCCATTACAGCCGGTTCGTGGACATGGCGTGGTCGCCGACGAGGGGCATCTCGTGACCGGCGCCGCGAGATGGCGAAGCGCTGAGAGCGATTCTGAGCCGCCTTTCGGGGGTTGGGTGGCAACCGTCCCCCGAGACGCCCACAACGCCCGTCAGCGACGCGCACAGCGCCGTCCAGGGCCAAGCGTGTTCGCGCGCCCCACCGTCAGGAAAGCGTGAGAGAGAACCGGAGAGCCCTTCTCCACCCCGAAAGGAGACCGATCATGGCCACATTCACCGAAATCCGCATCGCCCGCAAACGGCACGTCGCCTGCACCTGCTGCCAGCGGCCGATCGAGCCCGGCCAGAAGTACGAGCTGTTCACGGCCACGCCGGGCGATGAGATCTGGAACGCTCCGCGCTGGTCGCGGATGAAGGCGCACCACCCGTACGGCTCGTGCCTGCACGTCACCACACCCAGTCGGGAGGCGCGGGCATGACCCTCACTGGCCAGCTTCTGGAAGCGCTCATCAGCCACTACCGCAAGCCCGGCACCGAGCAGGACGGCGAGATCCTCCTCCCCGAAGTCGCCGCTCCGGGCAGCAACCGCCGCTGCGACCTGCTGCGCATCGGAGTGTGGGCCTCGCGCGGCCACGGCATCGACGTGCACGAGCTCAAGACCTCCCGCTCCGACTGGCTGCGCGAGCTCAACGAGCCGGCCAAGGCCGAAGCCTGGTGGCCGTACAGCAGCCGCTTCTGGGTCGTCGCCCCCGCCAGGATGATCCGGCCGGAGGAGATGCCGACCGGGTGGGGACTCATGGAGCCGCCCGACCGGGCCAACCGGCGCCGCTTCCGCATCGTGGTGAAGCCAGCCGAGCGGCAGCCGAAGCTCACCATCGCGCTGCTCGCCGACCTCGTGGGCAGGGCCGACAACATCCGGGCCCGCGAGATCTGGCTCCTCAAGCAGGACCACCGCAACGAGATGTCCGCGATCGATCGAAAGGTCCGTGCCGAGGTCGGCGCCACCCGGCTCGACTTCGACACCCAGGAGCGGCTCGAACTGCTGGACAAGCTGGAGAGCGGCCTAGGTGCCCGCCTCACCGAGTGGGCAATGAGACGGAACGACCGGATCAGCGTGGAGGAGTTCCTGACCTCGGTCGCCGAGTTCACCCGGGACCACGTGGCGCTCCAGCGTCGCCGTCGCGAGGTGAGCGACATGGAGGACCGGGTCCGGCGCGCGGCCGAGTTCGCTCTCGCCCGCCTGCCGAAGACGGGGGCGGACCATGTCTGACCCGCATGTGTCGATCACGCTGACGTTCCGGACGCCCGCCTCAGGCATGGTCGTCCTCGAACACATCCTGTACGCGATCAACAAGGGCGGCACCATCCCGTACGAGCTGATCGGCAGCAACTGCCACAGCTTCGACCTGGACGAGGTGGACGAGAAGTGATCCACCGTTACCGCTCGCTCCCGCTCTTCGCCGCCGCCTGGGCGTGCGGCTACGGCACCGGCTGGTGGCTGTCCGAATGGCTGTGGCGGCCCGGCAACGACGCCACCGACCTGATCGTGTTCCAGGCGTTCGCCGTCAACTTCCTGGTGCTGATGCCGCTGGCGTGGCGCTCCCGGATCAAGGAGCGCTCGTGATCCGCCTCCTGCCCGCCGTCGTGAGCGTCATGTGGCATGACCTCACCGACCCGCCCACCAGCACGGAGGCGTGGCTCGTCCGCAACCTGGCGCTGCCTGTCGTCGCCCTGTACGTCATCGGCTGCACGCTCGTCGTCGGCCGGCCTGGCCCGCTGCTGAACGAGCTGGTGTGGCTGGCGCTGGTGCTGTCGATCCTCCGCGAGCGCGACCGGACGCGTGTCGACCTGGCTGCCGCTCGCCGATCCGCTGGAGGTGTCCAATGATCCACCTCCGCCACCGCTGGCGCACCGTCGAGCGGATCGGCCGCGTCGTCACCCAGCAGTGCGCCGTCTGCCAGCGCACCCGAACCCGGGTCAGGTGAGCGCCATGCCTGCCCCCGACGACTGTGAGGCGAGGGTCGCTGACCAGGCTTTTTCCCGGATCCGGGAAAACGAGATGGCCGACGTCGAGTACGAGGCGTGGGTCATCGACCAGCAATCACCCGACTACCACGGATGAGCAGGTGAACCGCATGACCAGCCTCAGCCAGCAGCTTGGGCAGTGCGACCACGCCGACGCAGTGCCCGTCACCTCCTGCATCACCGAAGAGGCCGTCGCCGGACTGTGCCCGGCATGCGGCATCCAACTGCCAGCCGAATGGTTCGGCTGCGCCCACGACGAGACGATCTCCATCGACGAACTCGGCAAGCTGCCCGGCCAGCGCATCTGCCAGGGGTGCGGCGGCTACTTCTGGCGGGCCCCGTCCAGCACCGAATCGCCCTTCC